GATACTATACTATGAAATATGGAAAAAGACATGCTTTAAAATTAATCCAACAAGAATCCTTGCCTGTAATATCTAAAGGAACTGTAATACCTTATGATTTTATAAACCTTATTAGTAAAGTTCCTAGCAATAAACTAAAAGAACTAAAAATAAGAATAGAAACTTTTATTAAAATGTTAGAGTTTGAAAAAACAAATAAAGAAAAAACAAAAGAGGCCGTTAAATTAGTTGGATGAATTCACTTGGCACATTATGGATGCTAATTCTAGTTTGTTTTATGGCTTATCTATGGGTTGATATATTTGATAACAATTAACAAAATCCTTTATTATTTATTATATATATAATTGATTAAACAATCTTTTTCAATCATTATGGATAAACGTAAAAACAACGGAGGTATAAGAAAAGGTGCAGGGCGTAAATCAAAAGCTGATGAACTTACCCTTATTGAAAAATTAACACCTTTAGAAGACGCAGCTTATGCTGCATTAAAAACAGGAGTTGAAGCAGGTGATTTTAAATTTGTACAGCTGTATTATAATTACTATGCTGGTAAACCTAGGGAAACTAAAGATATAACTATAAACGAAGACAAGCCCCTATTCATTGATTAATGGATATTAAAAGAACAAAAGCTTTAACAAAATTAAGGAAGCTAAAAAACCGAACCAAGATTATAAGGGGAGGAACCTCAGCAGGGAAGACTATATGTATTATTTTAATACTCATAGACTACGCTATAAAGAACCCTAATAAAGAAATAAGCATAGTTGCTGAAAGTGTTCCAGCATTGCGTAGAGGGGCCTTAAAAGACTTTTTAAGTATAATGAAAGGCTTACAACGATATAAAGAAAACCAGTTTAATAGAAGTATATTAAAATACGAATTTACAAATGGTAGTTATATTGAATTCTTTAGTACAGACCAACCTGATAAATTAAGGGGAGCAAGACGAACAGACTTATTTATTAATGAATGTAACAATGTAAACTTTGAAGCTTTTAATCAATTAGCAGTAAGGACAAGCGGATCAATTTGGTTAGATTACAATCCTAGTGTATTATTTTGGGCAGACAAAGAATTAATAGGACAACCAAATACAGATTTTATAGTATTAACTTATAAAGATAATGAGGTGCTCCCTAAGAGCATTGTAAATGAAATAGAAAAAGCAAAGGTAAAAGCAAAAGATTCTACTTATTGGTCTAATTGGTGGAAAGTATATGGCCTTGGACAGTTAGGAAATCTAGAAGGGGTTTGCATTCCTGATTGGAAAGAAATTAACACAATACCAAATGATGCAAGGTTATTAAACTTCGGAATGGACTTTGGCTATAGTGTGGATCCAACCTCAATTATAGCATTATACAAATACAACGAATCATACATATTTGATGAAGTAGCATATAATAAAGGTTTACTTAATTCGGATATAAGCAACCTACTAAAACAAAACAACGTTAATAATACAGTTTACGCAGATTCAGCTGAACCAAAATCAATTGCAGAATTACGAACATACGGCCATCAAATCTATCCAGTAACAAAAGGAAGAGATTCAATTGTATATGGTATTAACTTAATAAACCAAAATATAATATATGTAACCCAAAGAAGTAAAAACTTAATAAGAGAATTACAGGGTTACGTCTGGTCAACTGATAAAGCTGGCAACATATTACAAAAACCAAAGGGTGCGGACCATGCTATTGACGCTGCTAGGTATAGTTTAATGATGCAATTAGACAACCCAAACAAAGGGGAATATTATATTTATTAGTTAATAACTTGTTTATATGTAGAATAGTTGTATATTGCAGTATAATTAAATAAAACTAACACAATGAAATCTTACAAAATAACAGACTCTTCAAGTAAAAAAAACATCGGTAAACTAATGACTATATATGGTGATAAAATAAAAATAGGTAGAACTTTATTTACAAACGCTAGTGATGTTGATAAAGGCGACCTAGAGAAGCGTATACAGGATAAGAAGTATTTGAGACTATGGAGAGAAGATAACCCTTTATCAACAGGGACTTACGTATACAGTTACGAACTTATAAATAAAATTGAAAGACAATAATAATGGAAAATATACAAACAATTATAGAACAAAACCAAAAAGATAGGACATGTAATGCCATTACAGTTGGGAAAACTTTAGGCAAAATACATAACTTAAAACACGCAATTAAATTAGACTTTAACAAAAGTTATTTAATAGCAGCATTAGAAGAGTTAGAATTACAATTAGATAAAATACAATTATAATGGACAGGTATAAACAAAACTTAAAAGTAGAAGGAAATAAAATATGGTCTTATTCTACACATGTAGCAACTATAGAAGGCCACAATTTAAACCAATTAGGATGGTGGTCAGCAACTACACAAAAGCATATCAATTATGTAGCAAAAGAACTTAATTTAAATTTAATAAAATAATGTTTAATTATCAAAAAAAACTAAAACAAATAAACAGTGAACCAAATGTGTTTGTATTACTTGACCATTTAGGAACTAAGCATATAAACCACCAAACAAGGTTAGAATATATTGAAATTATAAAACAGCAATTAAAAAATAAATAGTTAATAATTTGTTTATAACAAATATTAGTTTTATATTAGTGTATAATTAAAAACAAACACATGAAAACTACAAAAATTAATACTGAACTTTTTAAAAACTGGGAAGCGAAAGAATTATTTGAATTCTTATATTTTTTAAAAGAAAACCCAAAAAAGAATAAAGAATTTATAAGCATAATAATGAAAGCAATTAATAATTATTTTAATCAAATATGTAAATGAAAATCCAAGACATTAAAAACTTAGACCTTTACAGATGCAGCCTTATAGATATAAATTTAGCTTGTAAAGCTTTGACTAGATACACGCTAATGCTAATAAACAAAGGTGACTGGAAATCTGAAAAATATGTTGCTGCTATGAAATTAAGTGTGGCTGCAAATAGAGCGCAGCATGGAATGACCCCAGAAGGGTTTATGATGGGCTATGACACAATTGATAGAGTATCAAATAAATATTCAGTACTTGGAAAAAAACAAACAATATGAAAATAGAAATAGAAAACCTACTTAGCTACGCAATACGTTTAAACGAATATGAACGCAAGCAAATTATTTCTGTACTAATTGCATCAATGTTAAATGATAGTGCAAATGACGAAGCTAAAAACAAGTATGATAATATAATGAAAACTTTAAAAGAAAACATTTAAAAACAATAATATGGAAAACGCAATAATTACAAATAACAATTGGCATCAACTTGGGAATTTTAAATATGTTATTGAAATAACTAAAAAAGGATATGTTTTTAAAGAAAGTCAAACGTATACTTATGGTGCTAATACAAAAAAAGAATTAAAAGAATTTTACAAAAGAGGAATAATAAAAGAATAACATGGAAACACTTAAAGAACTATTTAATAAACAAAACAGGTTAACATCAATCAAACTTATAACCTATCCGTTATTTTGGTTTGTTATATTCTACGGAACTATCTATTCAATTGCATGGTTAGACTATAATGTATTTTATTAATGCGAAGCAGTAAACACTTAACAAACGATAAGATAAAAGCTTGGGCCTTTGCCAATAAGATATACATATCCAGCCACGCAGTATGGAATGATGAAAGACGTAAACCCCAAGACTTACAAATTATAGTTAAATACTGGGGTTTTAGAACTAAGGGTAAATTATTATGGAGCCAAAATAAAAAAGACTTACATTTAATAACTAAAAGAATGAATGAAATGTACAGGTATTATTACGAAACATATTTACAAAATGATAAAGAAATAAAGATTTAGTTTTTTTTTAATTATGGTTTGGATTAAGGTAGCTGAAAGGTTACCTTTTTCTTTTTATACAAATAACAAGTTTTAGTATTATAATAGTATGAAACTAAACTTACAAGTCCCGGATCATTTAAAAGATATAAAGCTTAAACAATACCAAAAATTTATAAAGCTAAGTACAAAAGAAAATGAGGGCAGCGCATTCTTATTACATAAAATGATTGAAATATTTTGTGATGTAAATTTAAAAGACATTGCAACTATTAAATACGCTGACGTTCAAAAAGTATCTACATATTTAAATAAAATATTTGAAGTAAAGTCTAAACTAAAAACAAGGTTTAAACTAAATGGAATTGAATATGGGTTTATCCCACAATTAGATGACATAACTTTAGGCGAATATATAGACCTAGACAACTACCTAAGTGATTGGCAAAACATACATAAAGCAATGTCAGTTTTATATAGGCCAATTAAACATATTAAAGATAACCGTTATCAAATAATAAACTACAAAGGAACAAACGATGATTTAAAAGATATGCCTTTAGATTTAGTTTTTGGATCAATTGTTTTTTTTTGGAATTTAAAAAACGAGTTATTGAAAACTACCCTGAGCTATTTACAGAAAGAGATACCGAAGAAGTTGACCTTTCAACAACAGGAAGCTTTTCGTCAAAGTGGGGATTCTATCAATCAGTCTATGGAATCGCTAAAGGCGATGCTACCAAGTTTGATGAAGTAACTAGGCTAAATGTGCATAAATGTTTTTTGCATTTAGTTTTTGAAAAAGAAAAAAACGAGTTAGAAAAAAGATTAATAAAACAACGGAAATGAAAGGGTTTTACAATTTAACAAATAAACTAAAAGAAACACTACAGGCTGAACCGTTTGTAAACACAGTTACTTTTGGAAGCTTAGACGAGGTTGATTTAAGTAAGCTAACTATATTTCCTTTGGCCCATGTTATAATAAACAATACAACAATAAACACAAGCACCTTAACATGTAACGTTTCAATTCTAGCAATGGACATTGTTGATATTAGTAAAGATGCAGTTACTGATAAGTATATTGGAAATGATAACGAACAAGACATTTTAAATACACAGTTAGCATTACTTACCAGAGTTATAAACTTATTGCAACGTGGGGACTTATATGATGAACTGTATCAGGTTGAGGGTTCTGTTAACTGTGAGCCATTTGTAGACAGGTTTGAAAACAAGCTAGCAGGTTGGAGTGCTACTTTTGACGTAACAATACAAAACGATATGACAATATGCAGTTAAAAGAAATGAATAAGGCTTTAAATGCTTTTGGAAAATACGTTATACAACAAGCAAGAACAAGGCTAACAAAAAACAAAGCTAAAAAGAAAAGAGGATTTACATCAAGTAATACAGGTGAATTATATGATAGTTTAAATTACTTTGTTGAAGATACACCACAAGGATCAAGAATATACTTTGATATGGAAGAATATGGAATGTATCAAGATAGGGGTGTAAGTGGAACAAAGCAAAAATATAAAACCCCTTTTAGTTATACAACAAAGCAACCCCCATTAGAACCTATAGCTAAATGGGCCAAGTTTAATAACATAAGATTAAGACAAACAAAAACAGTAGATGGTAAAAAGGTTTCAACTGGTAAATTTGCAAAAGGAAATTATAATACCATAGGATTTTTAATTGCAAGAAGTATAAAAGAAAAAGGAATAAAACCCAGTTTGTTTTTTACTAAACCTTTTAGACAGGCTTTTAAAAACCTACCTGATGATATAGGTGGGGCTTTTGGCCAAGATATTGAAAACTTATTAAGTAAATAAACATGACAAAAATAAACGCACGGAGCCCCTACTTTTTAAGCTATGCAGAACCTACTGTAAGTTTACCTACTTATGATTGTGATATAGCTAGAGGTAATAATTTTATAATGACAATATCTCAAAGGGGTGAAATAATTCATACTGGTTTTGCAATAGGCGGTATAATAAGTTTCACAAGTTCTGATAGTGGTTTTGCAAATGGTAAATTTGCAGATGTAAGTACAGCAACAACTAGAACAGTAGTTTTTAAATTAGCAATACCTGCTGGATTTACTAATAGTTCTGCTGGATTTTTTAATTGTAGCATACAAGCTACCCAACCTGTATTTAGTGCTGGTACAACTTGCACAAATAATACTTCATTAAATGGTTCTATTGCTAATTCTACTTTAACTACAAATGGCGGTACTTCTACAGCTTTAACATTATCATCTAAATTTACAGCAGGATCAAGTGCTATACTAGGCTATAGAGTAGAGAATGACAGACCAGATTTAATAGCTGTATCTGATATTACAGAAGATGGTGGTGCTGGTCAGGCAATACAGTTTACAGCTTTAAATGATTGTGGAGTAGCACAACTACAAATATACCCAGTAGATGCTTTAGCTAATAGCTGTGATGTATTTCAAAACGTACAAATAACAGTAAACGGATGTAATACTAATTTTGCTTGTAGTAATTTAAGTTTTAGTGGTGGTGGAGTAGCTCAATCAAACGGAGCTATAACAAAACCTTTTTCTAATGGAACTTTTGCAACTACTGCGTTTGTTTCTGTAAATTCTAATGGTTCAAATCCAATAGCAGGAACTACCCCAGCAGTAGCAAGTGCTGGTAATACTTCTGGATCAGTAAGACCTTTTACATTATATTTTAAAATGTTAATACCTAGTGGTTACAATAATACAGGAGATGGTAACCAATTTATATTTTGTAATGGGGGTACTTTTTTACAACAATCAGGAGGTTCTTCCCCTACTTTACCAGCTTTTGCTTATGCAGATTCAAACCATCACGATTACTATATAACAGAAAAAGGTGCTATTACAATAGGTACTGTAGATGAAGGAACTATTGAATCTTTTTTACCTATTGGTTTTAATACTGTAGATGAAGATACAAACAGAACAGTAGTGTTTACAATTAAATCACCTAATTTATCTAATAAATATAGCAATCCAAATACAAATGTAAATTCACCAGATATAACAATAACACAACCAGTATATACCCCTCCTTGTAGTGGAACTAATATTTTATATTTAACAAGTGCATTTAGATCAGGTACAGGAGATCAAAAAGTAAAAGTAGATTGTACAAAAACTTTTGGTTCTACAAATTCAGTAACATCTAGTATATCTTATGCAAATATAACAGCAGCAGTAAATGGTAGAATTTGTGAAGGTGGAGGTAAACCATTTTCAGGTGATATGCTTTTCTATGGTGTTTCTAGTTCTAGTGAAGGTGTCGTAGGCTTAGGAGTAACAAAAGCAGTATTTATTCAAATAGATAATTCTGGAGTAGTAAGAGATGTAGTATTACAAAGTTGTACAAATGGCACAAATGCAGCAATAGAATTATAAATAAAAAAAAATGAGTTTAAAAAGAATAGAATTAGAGTTAAGTGTTTTTACAGGTACAACTTCAAATGCACCATCTAGTGCTACTTATTTTATAAGTAAAACAATAGTTACAACACACACTAAGATAAACTTTGAAGTATCAGAACTTGTAAAAGATTATATTACACATAATTTTAACAATGATTATTTAAGTGATGTAGTATGGGTAAAAGTTACAGCAAATAAATTTGACCAAGATGATGTACCATTTAGTTTTGATAATCCTGAAACAGTTTACTATGAAGCTGTAGATGGATGGGGTTCTTTTGAAGATGGGGCAAATGCAGAATTAAGTACAGGAGCTTTAGTCACGTCAAATAATATGTATGTACCAGATGATACTGCTAGTAAGATCCCAATATGGGCTGGTGGCGTAGGTAAAGTAGTAATAGGATCAAGCACTACACAAATAACTGATAACGGAAACACAAACCAAAAAATACAATATATAACAGTACCAGCAAATTCTACAAGTGTAGCAATATTTGCAACTAATGATTCTACATTATTAAAAACAATTACAATTACAAATATATGTGAACCAAAATTTACACCTTTCAAGGTTACATTTGTAAACAAATTTGGTGCTTATGAAAATTTACATTTTTATAAAAAAACAAAAGAAAGTTTTAATATACAAGATGAACAATACAAAACAAACATAATAAACAATTCTACAGCTTCTTACAACACTAACAGCACACAAGAGCAAAGATATAACGTTACTGCAGAAACATCTTTAAAAATGAACACAGGCTATATTGTAGAAGATATGACAAGCACAATAGAAGAACTGTTTTTAAGTGAAAATGTATGGATAAGATATAATGATAAAACTTTGCCAATATTACCAATGACAAAATCAATGCAAAAGAAAACTGTACTAAACGATAAGTTAATTGATTATACAGTAGATTTTAAATTTGGATTTAACAAGATAAACAATGTACGTTAATGCAATCTATACAACTATATATAAAAGATGAGAATGATGTTTATCAACAAATTGAATTGTTTAAAGATGAAAGCATTACACTTACTCAAAGCATACAAGATGTAAAAGATATATCTAAAATATTTACAGATTATTCACAAACATTTTCAGTACCAGCTTCTAAAGTAAACAATAAACTTTTTAAACATTTTTACAATTATTTTATAGATGGTTTTGATGCAAGGCAAAAAAAAGATGCAAAATTACAATTAAATTTTAAACCTTTTAAAACAGGTAAAGTAAAACTAGAAGGGGCAACTCTTAAAGGAAATAAAGCAAATACATATAAACTTACCTTTTATGGAAGTACTATAAATTTTAAAGATTTAATTGGTGATATAAAACTACAAGGTTTATCTTATTTTAATACTTCTAACTTTACTTATTCAGCAGCTCGAGTAAAATCTATGTTAAGTAGTGCAGCAAATGTAACTGTAGCTGGTAGAAGATGGGATGATAGTTTGCTATTTCCTTTAATAACACACACCGATAGATTATATTATGATAGTGAAACAGATGGAGCAAATGCAAATGGTTTAGCTAATCTTTTTTGGAAATCAAATGGTAACACAGCACAAGGTGTAGATTACAAACAGCTAAAGCCAGCTATAAGGGTTATAATGTTGTTTGCAGCTATTGAGTATCAATTTCCTCAGATTGAATTTAGTAATGATTTTATTAGTATAGATAACCCAGCTTTTTATGATTTGTTTTTATGGTTAAATAGTAACGAAGGTGATCTTGTACAAAGCACGGATACTATCTATACTTATATGCAACCTTTTACAAATGTAGAATCAAATTCTAAAGCAAGAAGAAAAGGTATAAGAACTGAATTTTGTGATGTATTTAATGCAGGTAGTTTTGATGTACTAGCAGGTGGAGAAGTAAAAGTATTAATGGGTAGTTTTACAAGTTCTGCTTCTGGTGAGTATAGTGTTATTGTAAGAAGAGATGGTGATGTAGTTGCTGAATATGATAAACTAACTGGAAGTAAAAGCCCAATAGACAGATTAGAATTACAAACAGGTAGGCACACTATTCAAATAGGTGCAACTGCTGCTGCTAATTTTACTGCTAACTTTGAAGTTTTTGCTTTATATGATGGTCGTGATCCTAGTGTATCTTGGAAATCAACAGCTTCTGTATTATCAACTACACAAGTAAATATAAAGGATCATTTACCTGATATGAAAGTATTAGAATTTATAACTTCTATATTTAAAATGTTTAATCTAACAGCTTACATTGATGAAAAAGGATTAACTAAAATACAAACATTAGATTCTTATTATGCAGGTACAACAGAAACACCTATAGCTTACTATGATATAACTAAAGATGTAGATATAAAAACATCACAAGTAGATGTAGTAATACCATTTAATGAAGTAGATTTTAAATATAAAGGAACTGAAAACTTCTTTGCAGAAGATCATAAAAATAGATTTGGTTCTGAATGGGGATCACTATCTTATAAAGAAGAAAGATTTGAAGGTGATACTTTTAAAATAGAAATACCTTTTGAACACTTTAAATATGAAAGGTTATTTAATCAAACTGGAAACGTACCTACTACTATTCAATGGGGATGGGCAGTAGATAAAGATAAACAACCAACTGTAGGAGAACCGTTATTGTTTTATCCTGTATTAACCTCAAATACAACTGTAGGTACTACACCAACTGCAATCAGTTTTATAGGTGCTTCTGGTCACGAAGAAATAGCAGGAAGTGTAGGGTATTATGTACCATCAAACTCAAATACTTTTAATGATATAGGTAATTTAAATTTTAATGCAGAAATAAACGAATATGTATCACGACCATTTAATAAAACATTATTTAATCAATATTACGAAACCTATATAAAAGATATATTTAAAACAGAACGTAGATTAACAAATTTATCTGCATATATATCTGTAGGAGTATTAACTAATTTAGAATTATACGATAGATTAATAATAGCTGATCGTGTATATAAAATAAATAAAATAACAACAAACTTTGAAACTCAATTATCAAAATTAGAATTAATTAATGTATTTGATGATAGAAAATTTGTACAAAATCTTAACCAAGCAATAGCAACAGTAGATGCTGATTTTTCTGGGGTAGGTTTAACAGCAGATTCTACTTTAGTTACAGCAGATGCAGGTGTAGAATACGAAGAAGTAATACAAATGCCTATTAGACAAATACCAACAACAATACCAACTAACACACCTGAACCAATAAAC